CAGTCAGGCGTGGGAAATGTCTGCGTGTATCTCCTTCACAACGGTGAGCCACACGCCCACTCTGACGTAACTTGCTTGCAGACTGCAGAACGCGCTGCCGTGAGTAACCTGCAAAAGCATCCGCAATGTCTCCGGAAGTACACCCCGGATGGGCTTCAATGAATTTCTGAACTTCATTCAAAAGACTCATGATCACCCCCTGAATCCTACCGGGATCTGGCTGTAGTCCACGTTGTCGTAACTGGCTTTGAAGTACGGGTCTTCACGTTTTTCTGTGTGCGTGCTGACGGACGGCGATAAGCGCAGGGAAAGCTCATCCCATTTTTCCCGCAACTTCGACGGGCTGAGCACGTTACGGCACCAGAACGGATCACGGCTGACGCGGCTGTACATCTCGCAGATTTGTTTGTGAGTACGACCATCCTGCACACACATCAGGCGAATTTCGTTTGCCCATGCTGTCCAGTTCGGTTCTTTGGGACGAACCACCTCGCCGTCACATTCGGCGGCCTGCTCGTACAGGGCGATGATTTTTTTCCAGAGCCACTGTGCGCAGGTCAAATCATCCTGCGTTCCCCACTGGCGCTTTTTAGGGCTGAATACAACCGCATCAGGATGGCGAGTTAAAAACTCCTGTTCAGCCGTTTGCGTGTCCGGTTGCGAAGCGTCCGGACGAGAAGAGGTTTTATTCTCTGTAGTAATCTCTGTTGTATTCTCTGTAAGATCATTGGGCCATTTTGACCCGATGACAGCGTGTCGTTTTGAACCAATGGATCGTGTCATTTTGCGCCCATCCATCAGGTCACTTTGACCCGATGGAGAAGTGCATTTTGACCTGATGGATTCGTTCACTTTGACCTCTTCTAAAAGCTCACTTTCATAGTTGATCGTGTAGAAGTTGGTCATGTCACGCTTCGATTTATTGAGTTGCTCGCGACGCAAAACCCCAAGTGATTTCAGGCTTGCAAATGTGCGTTTCAGAGTGGACTCTGACCAGAACGGAAACTGCTCCAGCCACTGTTCTGTCGTGTTATAAACCCAGCGAATTCCGCCATGCTCAGTGCCTGAATTCGTTTCATTCAGCCAGTAATGAAGCTGCTGCAACACAATTGCCTCATTCAGACCAATACGGCATGCAAGATCACGATTTATCACAATGGGCTGGGATGTCATTAACAGACTCATGCCGCACCTCCGAGATGCTTCATGTTTTTTCCGGAGCGAAAGGCTATAAGCGGCATACTGACGCGGTAATTACGACCCAGCGGTTCACAAATCACCTTCTGACATTCACGGTCCACCAGGCTAACACGTAGAACATGCCCTGCAGGCGTGGTGTACCACTGACCGGGGCGAGGACAACGGAAAGTCTGATTGGTAAATCGTTTGAAAATATTCCGGATCATTTGCGCCCCCTTACCTCTGAAGAGTTCAGCGACGAATGAATAAGACGGGCAAGAAATGCCGCATCGTTAATTCGGTCATACAGACTTACAGCCAGAGGTGATTCAGCTTTTTCCAGCATGGGATAAAGCTGCTGCAACCAGACCTGATGAATTGATGAAATGTAGGAATAGAGAACACTGGCGTTATGTGCAACGTCGCTCGGTACAGCGGGCTTTGAAAGCTGTTTCTCCATCTGGTTAAAGGCATTGATGTATGCCTCTTTGAACTGGGCAGCACGTTTACCCGTGAAACCCATAGCAAGAAACGCAAAGCCATCGCGGGTTATTTGATAGCAAGGTAGTTTGCGAGTACCGCCGTTGGGCTGGCGTACCAAAATTGATGTCTCCGCAAAATTGCGGGCACAAAACTCTGGAGAACAATCCAAAATGCGAATCTTTTTCAGAACATCGTCATGACGTTTAGAGAAGAAGTCAGCAACAGCCAAAGAAGATGTAACAGCCTGACCATCAACGATGGCAATTTCAGGTTGAGAGAGGGTTGGGAGAGTAGTCATAGTGACAGCCCCGGTAGTCAGTTTTTTAGAAAACTCACCACATGGGACGCCAATCACAGAGGTGGTGAGACGTACAGGGTTGGCGTTACCGGAGACTACCGAACCCGGCCCGACCGAAGTCGGCCCTGTACGCCCCACCATAATTTGGGCGTAGCAATGCTCATGACACGAAAAAACCGCATGAGCGCGGTTATGCTCAGTAATCAATTTCAGGACGCCAATCCCGGCACCCGCTTTATAAGGTGCCTGAACAGTGTAACGTCCCGGAATGGCAGAATCAATGTGCTGGTGGTCCTTCACACTCAACAAAATCACGCCTGAATTTCCACAAAGGACTAAAGCACTCATGCGGGTAGTCTTTGCGAAGATAGATAACGCGCTGTGTTTCTGGCTCCCAACGAATAACATGGACATAAAGCCCTCTTCCATCACGAAACCAGCGGTTAAGTTCCTGCACAACTCGCCCCCCACAGTCAGGTAAAGTTCTCTGTGGTTACTTACAGCCAGGTGATTTGGTAATCTGCATTCATGCCGTAACAACAGGTGTTCAGCGACACTGACCACCAGCTGTTGCGACAAACGGTTATTTGCCGTTAAACTGTTCATGCGTTAGTTTCTCCACAGACACAAAACGCCACGACGCCCGGAGCTGCACACTCGCGGGCGTTACTCTTTTCCGGCGCACAAAAAACACGAAATAACAGTGTTAAATGCTCCTGCCACTTCGCCATTACTTGGTAGCTGTTCTCTTCGATTTGCTCACGCTCAGCCCGGTCAATAACTCCATCAGCAGTTGCCTTGCGTAAGTACTGGGAATGCTTGCCAATCCATTCTATTGACTCCATCAGCCGCTGATTAATGTCACCATTGTCAATGTCATCAATGACCACCAGCGGCACAAACACCCCATTACTACGACGGGCTATTGCATCTGTTATATGCCTGGTACCACTGGCATCCTGTAAAACCATGGCCCACTCAAGTGGAAAAATTTGATCCCCACCGCTACGCAGTCTGTTATGCAATTGATCTTTTGCTGGGGTGATATCATCAGATTTATACAAACCAAGAATTTCTGCTGCTTCCTCATAGCCATGAGGTAAATCAGCAATCGTTCTTCGTATTGCTGCCACCAGCCATGCTGGTTGTTTATCAACTTTCCATTCAGGTTCTTTACCCACGGTTAATTCCTCATTTCTGTGGTGTTTTTATGCCGCAGCACTGTTAGTCTTTTGATATAAAGACACGTCAACTTTCAGTTTTCCGTTAGTAATTTTTTCTAACTGGTACGCTCGGCCTTCAGGAATAATCTCAGGCCACTCTGAAACAGACGGATGCTTAATACCTAGGGCTTCGGCGGTTTTACAAACTCCGCCGAAATAATTAATCACGTCGGATTTCCGCATTTCTGTCTCCCGTTAAATTACGTTAAGCAGAAATGTAGGATATCCAACATACCAATGTCAAGAATCCTACATTGGCATGTGGTAGGATTGCCTACATGATGAACATGAGTGATCGTATTCGCCAAAGGCGAAAAGAACTGAACCTGACACAACAAGCACTGGCTGATTTGACTGGTGTGAACCGTGTCACGGTTACTGGATGGGAAAAGGACGACTACCAACCAAATGGAGCCAACCTTCAAGCCCTAGCCAACGCACTTAAATGCGATCCTCTGTGGCTTGTTAGCGGAAAAGGCTCGCCTGAACCAAAGATAAATCTAAAACCTGAAATATTCGCAGTTAAAAAAGTCCCCCTCATCTCGTGGGTTCAGGCGGGTTCATGGACAATGACGGAGCCTGGTGTCAGGAAAGAAGATGCTGAAGAGTGGGTTTATACTACCGCCCTTGTATCAGAAATGGCATTTGCACTACGGGTCCGTGGTGATTCAATGACCAATCCCCTCGGCTCACCATCGATACCAGAAGGTTCTATCGTTATCGTAGAGCCAGATATTATTGATACAGAGTGTATTAACGGAAAAATCGTTGTTGCCCATATCAATGGTGGGCAAGAAGCGACACTCAAAAAATTTGTTGAGGACTGGCCGAACAGGTATCTCGTCCCACTAAATCCTAACTATAAAACTATTGAATGCGGTGAGAACTGCAGAATAGTTGGTCTTGTCAAACAAGTAATAATGGATTTTTGACACATCTTCCTCACTATCGCAAAACCGGGGTATCCCCGGTTTTTTTATGAGCCTATCTTTTTATGTAGGATAACCAACATAAACTCTTGACACTTACATGTTGGATATCCTACATTTGTTTTTAGAGTTGTGGTGAATGCGCAGGCTGATGCGCGAAAGACATTGCAGCTATTGCGGAAAAGAGCTGTTCGGCGGGGCAATTAAACGCCCG